CAGAAATTGTATAGGTATCTATACCATTTACGGTATCTATGAATGTTAAACCAGGGTTATTACTACCACTATTAACTTCAATAGGAGTAACTAAAGATGCTAGGTTTTTTCTCTGTGCTCTTACAGTAATACTTTGTCCACTTGGTTTTGGTGAAAGAGTTGTTGGTTCGTATATAAATTGATTTGCATTAGAAGTTACTATAAGTTGAGGTGCGTTATCACCATCCTCTAATCTAAATACAGTTTCAAATTCTTCATTATCTTGTAAGGATGCAGTATAAACAATTGAACCAACTACTATTGAATCATCACTACCACTAAAGTTTGATATTGTAATAATAGCACCATTAGGAGTAACACTTGTTAATGCACCAGGATATTGACCTGTATAAGAAGAAGGATTTATAAACACCCCATCTTCATCAAATGCAGCTGATGCATATGTAACTGAACCTGTTAGGTTTTGTTGTGATGTTTTAAATTGTAGTTGTTGAAATGGTGGATTACCAATTGAACCACTTGAAAATCTAAATGCGTTTCTATCTGATTCAAAAGTGAAAAGTTTACCACTTGTAGGAAAATCATTACCACCATCAAATTCTTTTGTTGCAGTTACATCAACAGGTATAAAATTATTGTTTACATCATAAAACTCAAATTTAAAATCAAATGTTTCACTTGCAGTTTTTCTTGGTATATCTTGTATAATTGTAAATTCATCTGGTGAGAACGAAGTATCTTGTGCGTTTCTCAAAGATACATTTGAAATATACCAATCATCACCACTAGCTTCAATTACTAATTTAGCACTACCACTATTTTGTGATATTATATTTTGTGATATATCTTGTTTTGAATTAAATGAAGTTGAACCACTTACTGTTAAAAAATCTTGTGTAAAATCTGAAGAACTGAAAAATGCTCTTATACTTTTATCTGTACTAATTGAACCACTTATAAGGGTTTTAAATTCTAAAGTATATTCAACATCCTTTGATACATTTATAGATTGAGATGTAATTAATTGTTGAGTACCTCCAGCACTATTATTATAATCTATACGAGCCGCTCTTGATAAGATTGATGAATCAGTTGATATTGGATGGTCATTAGATGAACTAATCCAATAGTTTGATAAAACATCATTTGTAAACTTTCCGAAAAATACTTCTGTATCTTCTGCAGTTGTTACATCTTTTAATAATTCTTGTGATTCTAGTTTTGCTTCTTGTACAAATTGGAAATCACCAACTGCATTTCTTGATTTTCTAAATATTTTTACTCGTGCAACATCTCCAATAAATGTTTTTAGTTGTGTGATATCAATTTTTGCAAATGAACCTGTAATTGAAGTTTCACCTATTGTTTCATTTGTTATATCTTGATATGCGACTGAACCTGTAAAACTTGAAAAGTTTGCTACCTTTCCATTTGAATCAACAAATGGTTTATCAATTATTAAATCTGTATCATTTAAAACCTCTACGATTGTTGCAGTATGCACTATGTTAGTACTTGAACCAGATGTGATTGTGATTACATTTTCATCAACATCAACATCAAATGTACCTGAAGTTCTTTGTAATAAATAATTTGTTCCTGCACCCCATTCTGATAATGTTTGTCCAACTGGTGGTTGTAGGGGAAATCCATTTATACTACCTGTATCTTCAGAATCATTTATTATTTTACTAAATATTGGTTTTACAATCTCACCTATTGCTACAAGAGGTCTTTTATAAAATCTTACAGTTGATTCATTTGAAATGTTTTTATTAATCTGAACATCTCTTTCCCACTTAACATTATATACACCCTTCCATTCTTCAGGAACATCAACTACTGCACCTAAATCATTAATATATGTTTTTAACTCACCAAGTATAGTAACTTTACCAATACCAATTGGAGTATCATCATAAACATGAATTGAAATCGGCTTTGATAATCCTTCATAATATTCAGGTATACCATTACCAGGTTCAAAGTAAATTGGATTTCCTTGTACATCAAGTATTTCTATTTTAACTTCAGTTGTTTCTTTTAGATGTTCTGAACCTTCAATAAGAAATCCATTCTTACCACCAGTAAATGTTTCTGTTAATTCTGTAATTCTAAAGTATTCAGAATTTGCTGATGTATCATTTTCAAATACTTGAAAGTTAGTTAAGTTTTGAAAAGGTGCAAATGATTTTATAATAGCCATAAAAATTTCCTAATTTCTTTATATAAATATCTTGAAATAATATTTATAAATATATATTATATAGAATTATATAGATTATGGGAAAATACACTACAATACAAGTTAAAAGGGAGTTATATAAGGAATTACACGATTACTGCTGTGATAATGGATATTCTAAAAGTGGATTGATTGAGAGGTTAATAAGACAAAGATTAAGTCAACCTAAACCAACAAATGTACTAAGAGTAAAATAATTACTTTCCTTCGTTATCTTTTTGAGATATAACAAGTTCAGATTCTTTACAATGACTTAAGATAATAGTCTTTAAGTGGGGTATATTTTTCCATACAATAGAATGTTCTTTTTTAGGGTTATATTTCCCCTTTACTAGATAAGTAACTACTGTATTATCTTCTAGTGTTAAAAACCCATGTGCAGAATGTTTATTTACATATACACACTCACCTTCAGATAAATGATATGCTTCTAATATTTTAGTTTTTAGATTGTAAATAAAATCAATTATTTTTCCTTTGGTTACAATTATTTGTTTTTCTTGTCTTGGGTTAGTTTGATAATGCATTCCTCTAAAAGTAAATTCTTTTAAATTTTTACTTATATTAACTTGGTCCCATTTTTTTGTATCTATACAAGTAAGAGAACCTCTATCATCTTGGAATTCATTTAATTTCACTAACATATTCAAATAATGTTTTAGTTATTGGTGTTTCTTTATAATTTGTTTTTAATCCATACCTTCTATCATGTCCTAATCTATCTTCTACTGATGTTATAAGAGGTTCTGTCTTAAGAATTTCTCCTACTTTTTGGATTATATGTTTATTAGTTAATCGTTCCTTAGAACCGATATTTCGGATTCCTTCATCTGAATCTAACATATACCTAAATACTTGTCTAACATTATCTTCTACCCAAATCCATTCTCTAACTTGTTTTCCATCTCCATACATTGGTATTTCTTTTTTATTTTTTATACAATCAATAATTGTAGGAATAAATTTTTCACTATGTTGTCTGATACCAAAGTTATTACAAGTTCTTGTTATAAGATAAGGTAGACCATAGGTGTGTCCACAACTTTGTACAATTAAATCTGCTGATGCTTTGGTTGATGAATAATAAGATGATGGTTTTAATTCATGAGTTTCATCTACTTCATCAACAAATAGAAATTCTAAATCACCATAAACTTCATCGGTACTGATTTGTACAAACTTTTTTAATTTAGGATTTTTTCTTGCAAGTTCTAAAAGATTATAAGTTCCTTGTATGTTTGAGTTTACAAATGGTAATCCATCTTTGATACTTCTATCTACATGAGATTCTGCTGCAAAGTTTACAAGATAATCATATTCACCTAAATCTTCTTTAGTTACATCACATATATCACTTACTAACAATTCAGTATCCATTGGTAACCAATCCTCATTTGATGCGTATGTCATTTTATCAATAACTAAAACTTCAATGCCTTTACTAACACATAAATCCACGAATGATGAACCAATAAACCCTAAACCACCAGTTACTACTACTTTCATATTAAAATTTAACTTGGGAAAATCCTTTTTCTTTTTTAATTTCAATCAAACCATCTACAACATCTCTCATTGAATCAATATGTGAGATTACCATAACGAAATCAAACTGAGTTTTAAGATATGTAAACAACATAAATAAAGATTGTAAGTTCTCACTATCTAATGTTCCAAACCCTTCATCTATCACAAGGAAATTAGGTCTTGGTAGGTTACATACATTGATTAAAGCAACTCTAATTGCTAACCCACTAATAAATCTTTCCATACCACTACACATTTCTAAACTCCATCTTTGGTCTCCATATACAAGATATGCATTAATGTTCTTACCATCAATCTCTAACTGCATTCCGAAGTCTACTATTTGACCTAAAATATTATTTACCTCACCCTCAATCATTGGTAATGCTTTTTCAATCAATTCATAAGATACACCATCTTTAGAAAGAGCATTTAAGTAGAAATCAAATAATCTACTCTGAGATTCTAGTTCTTTAACCTCATTGATTCTATCTTCAATAGTTTCTTTTTGGTTTTGTAATGCCGATACTTTACCATTTAATTTAAGGATATCTGTATTAACTCCTTTGAGTTCATCCTTAACAATTTTAAGTTTTTCTCTTACTCCACTAATCTCATCTCTGATTTCTCTATTCTTATTAATTTGCTTTTCATTCTTGTAATATTCTTTTATAAGAGTATCTTGTTGAGTAATTTGTTGTGAATTTCGTAATTCTTCAGTTTCAATTGTTGATAACTTGTTTATAAGTCCACCAATCTCTCTATCAATCTTATCTTCTTTTTCTTGTGCCTCTTGAAAATTACTCCACTCTTTTTCATAACCTTTTAAAGAATCTATTTCAATATTTAAATCTAATTTTTGTTTCTCAAAATCTTGTAAGTAACTTTCACCATCTTGAATTTTAGAATCTACTTCTACTTTTGTTTCTAAAATAGATTTAGAATTTTCCATACAAATATTACAATCTTCATTATATTTGTGAGAATCTAAATGTTCTTTTCTTTCGTATAAAGATTCTAATTTTATATTTACTTTTTCTATTTCTGTGTCAATATTACTTAAATTCTTCTTTAATGTTTTTAATTTTGTAATTCCTTCTTCTAAATCTTCTTCATCAAACTTATCTAATATTTCTTCTAATGTAAGTTGTAGTTCTTCTCGATGTGTAATTCTATCTTGTGTAGATTTTTTATTTGTTTGAATTGTATCTCGTTTGGATTCGAGGATGTTAAATCTTTTTTCTAACTCTTCTATCGATACTCCACTATCAGCATTTAGATTTACAATTTTTCCATTAAGGGATATAATCCTTTTGTTCAACACATCTTCTTCGTCCTTTAAAGATTTTTGGTTTATCTCTAATAACTTATACTCGTTTTTGTTTGACTTTAAATCTGTGTCGATTTCCGCTAATTTTGTCGTAAAATCATCCGACTTGAATTTTCTGATAAGTGTTGCATTATCTCGGTTCTCATCAGATGCTTTCTGATATAGTTTATCAAAGATGTTTACACCTATGAATTGTGAAAGTATTTCTTTTCTTTCACTTTGTGATTTATCTATAAACAGTGCATTGTTTCCTTGTAGGGAAAGAGCAGTAAGGACGAAATCTTCAAACTTACCTAAGTACTTTTCTATTTCTTTATTAGTATCTTTTCGTTGTTCTCCATTAAGTGATTCTATAACTCCATTGTCATCACTCCAAAAGTTTACATCAACCTTAACAGATGTACCTTTCCTAACATACTTTGCTTTTCTCTCAATGAAGTAATCTATTCCATCTATCTCAAAGTTAAACTTACAATAGAAAGTTGATTTACGATTGTTTAAAACGTTTTTAGAAATATTTGTACGAGAAGTTTTATCATAGATACAAAACGATAGTGCATCCCACATAGAAGATTTACCACTTGCGTTAGGAGCAAAGATACCCATGATACCTTGTGCTTTATCAAATCGGATTAAATTACCTTCACCATACGAAAACATATTAGAGAATTCAAATTGTTTTGGTGTCCATAGAATGTTACCCATTGAATCCGAATCATCTATATGTGAATTTAGTTCTGAGTTGATTTCTGCAATCTTATCCAACTCTTCATCTTCTAACAAATACTGTCTTTCTAAGTAATCTCTGATGAGTTGATTTTGGAAGGTTTCATCTTTAACATTACCAACAATGTTTTTGTTTACCTTTTGATTTGTTTTTAGTTGTCCGATTGTATCAGTTCTTGTTACAGTAACTTCAGCAACTTTGAATAACTTCTTTAGTTCAGTTATTTTTCTCTTCATATCAGAAGCTTCTGTTCTTGTGAATCTCAATCTTAATCTTGGATACTTTGGAAGTTTAGTACCAACTTCATCATACACCCATTGAGGTATTTTACCATCAACTACATCAACTGTTAAGAATCCATAATCATTGTGGATATGATGTTCTGTAAAAGTTCTTGTAGGGATATCCCAAAGTAGATAACCATGGTTTTCCAATAACTCACCATGATTCTGTTGAACCATAGAACCAGCATATGCAATGTGTTCATAACCAGGTCCAAATGTTTGTCTTTTATGGATATCACCCAACATGGCCATATCGAATCCATCAAACATATCTACTTGAAATGAGTTAGAGGAAACGGTATAGCCGATATCTGTTTGAGCTTTGTTTACCGGTCCATGAAAAAGACAGATTGTATTTTCTCCATCAATGGTATTTCCTTTAGGCCAATTTTCTTTGTTATCCAATATAGAATAGACAACGAAAGTAAGATTATGGATATTGTAAACACCAGTATCACGAAGATAATGAATTCTATCGTTTCCAAGATTTTGGATAATAGGTGTGAGTACATCGAGTCTGTGTGAATTATTTAAATTACAATCATGGTTACCTGTGATTAATACAGTTTCTCTTAACTTAGCACATTCGGTAAGAAACCAACTTATTTCATGTACTAGTTCTGGTGACATCTCAGTTTTTGCGTGAGCAATATCACCTGCAATATAGATTAGAGAATCCTCTATATTGTCTTGTTTAACTTGTTTTAAGAATTTTTTGAATACGAATTTGTATTCTTTGTGCCTTTGGAGATTTCTAATATGTAAATCTGCCAAATGGTAAACTTTATTTATTATCATAAACCTTTTAACTTTTGTGATATAACATCACCGAATCCTGTTTTCTTAGATTCTTTTAATTTATTATTTACTTCTGTGAATCCCATATCAGATGCATCTTTGTCTGTGGGTTTAATGTTTTTTGTTTGAATACCTTGGTTGGTATATTGCATAGTGTAATGTAACGCTTGGTTTTGAGCATCTTCATCTAATAAGATGTTAAGATTTTTTACTCCATTACTAAATATAGCATCATTTAATTTTCTAGGTACGAACTTACCGAGTATAGGAATTGCATTTCGTTTTACTGCAATTGCATCAAATACACCTTCTACTAATGTTATAGGTTCATTCCAATTTATTTGGTTTTCGAACATGATAACGTTTTTAGAAACCGGTGGATTTTTATATTTAAACTTTTCATCGATAAAGACCGACCTGGCGATAAAATAGTTAAGTCTATTATCAGAATCATAAGAAGGAATAATAATCCTACCAGAGTACATACCACCATCACAATATCCAATGTTATACTTGATAATATCTTCATTACTGATTTTCCTATCTTTAGCATATTGAATTGATTTTTTATATATTGGGTTAATTTTACCCTTTGGTTCTTTTAAAAGTGATTTAAATTCATTTGGTAATCGTAATTCTATCTTTTCATCTTCAGTATCTTTACTATAAACTATGTAATCATCACCATAGATTTCATATAATTTCTTTAATTTACGAGAATCTACATGAAGTCTTTTAAGTAATCTCTGAATCTTTCTTCCCTTTGCATCACAAACCCAACAATGCCAATATTGAGTTTTTAAGTTAATTTGTAACTTTTTCTTATGATGATGACAAAATGGACAATAGTGAGCCTGTTCATCATTTTTCATAGATGTACCAGGGCCCAAAACATCATTTAATATATTTATAACTTCTTGTTTCTCGTGATGTGAGAGCATAATTACACTTTTAACAATACAAATATACGAAATTATTTCGTAATTTCCAAGTCTTTTCTAAAAAACTTTCCTAATAAATTATCATTTAGGGATAAATCATCTCCTAATACATCGTGTGCGAACTGTTCTTGTAGTTCATAATAGGTTAAAGCCTTCTTAGTTTTACAGAATCTAAGTATTTTTAGTTCTAATGTATCGTTTATTTCTCCTCTTGGTTCTTGTTCTAAGGCCATTTCGTTTGAATGAAACCATAATTGTACTGATGGGTTTGATGAACGATAATCTACCCACTTAGATTCTTTGATTACTTTTCTTTTTCTTTTATAACCCTTTAATGGTGGTAATGTTCTATGTGAATATAGGGATTTTTTCCCAATATAATATTGACCAGTTTCACCATTGGTTATTTTGTATATGAATCCGATAGTACCTTCTGGCATATCTGATATTTCTGTTATACTTCTTCCGTTATATGTCCAACTCATAGTTAAAAATCTTGAAATCATCTCTGTATCTCTCTCTAATCCAATCTTTCATCCATGTTTCAGTATAAAAAGATTTATAATAATCTTCTTGTTTTAAATTTGGATGCTTATCATATATTGGATTTCTATTTCGATGTGGGATAGATTTATTAATATTTATTTTATTAAATAATAAATTAACTTCATCAACAAAGTTTTCATACTTTCCAATGTAAGTTAATTCTTTTGTTTTATCCAACTCCGTGTTTACATAGTAACTTTGCGGGATTAAGTGTAAATCTTTTGTATCTACTTTTCTAATGTAGTATTCAAAATTTTGATTTGTCAACTTATTTCTTTTTTGATGAAAATATTCTGATAGAAATCTTGTATATGGATTTCTTACTATTGTGAATTTAAAATAATCAGAAATATTATCTTTTACTTCTAGTATAGAACCATGGGTTGATATTGATTCAGTTCCCTCTACTGTATTAAGTATATGAGAAATGGATGAACCTCCTGTTTTTGGTATGTGAATATATACCCATTTATGAGTACGATTGATTAATAAACTCAAATTGAAAAATTAATAAGTTACGTTATCAGAATATTTTGTCTGATTTAACTTTCCTCCTCTCGCATTTGCAAGAGCTTTATTATCTTTGTGTAGTTTATTCTGATTATCTGCAGAAATAGGAGTCTTATCCTTATTGTTATCTGCAAGTTTTGCAAATTCTGATTGTTTGTATTTGTCAAGTATTGATGCCATAGTTTCTATCTCCTTTGTATTATATAAATATAGATTAAGTATCTAAACGAATAATAAAGTTTACATCGTAATCAGGTAAATTCTTTATTGGTTTAGGTAATTTTGCAACTGCAACCATCTCTCCACTCTTATCATATAACCCAATAGTTGTTATATATGGAGCTAAATAAGAACCTGTTGGGTCTATTGAAGCAGATGCTTCGTAATCATCCCAAGAACCACTTATTGATGAATTGAATGAACCTGATATTGCAGGCTTTCGTTTGATATCTTCTATTATTGTAATTTTTTTAGTCCCAGCAGGTTCATCGTTAAATATAGAAGTTGTTTCAAAATCATAAGAACCACTAATTTGAACTTCTACTGCTGATGGGTTTTGTGAATAATTAAATTCACCTGCTTTTGCATTTACGAATATTTCAGTTTCGTAAATTGTTTTTGTTGATTTGTATGTTAAAGTATATTCATGAAAATTACTTACACCACTAAATACTATTAATCCATCGGAATAAAATATATTTCCAGTCAATGCTTCATCTATATCTACGCCAGGAAAAAGAGTATCTAATTTAACTGATGTTTCAAGGGTTGAGTTTGGTAAATCTATTTTTACAATAGTAACTGTACTAGTTTGCCCTTGAAATGTCATACTAGCTAAACCAGTTTCTGCATTGAAATTGGTTATTGTTCCATTAAATATTTGTAAATCTCTATCTTGTAATTGTACATCACCTGAATTAAAGTTTATAGATAAAAGAGTATAAGTTGAATTACCCGAACGCATACCTCCATCTCCACTATCTGAATATGTTGTACTGTTTGTATTATCAACTACTGTTACAGAACCAGGTTTAATTTCTTCACCATATTTTGCTTGTGGAATTTTTATTATGAAAATTGTATTACCAATAGTTCTTTCACTTTTTATATTACCTATATTTGATACCTTTCCAAAAAGAGTTAGTGGATTACCATCGTTAATATAATATTTACTTTTTATTGAATCATAAAGAGGTTCAGTAAATAATTTTGGTTGATTTGATGCTGATATAAATGAAGAAGAACCAGAATCAAATAAAGCGGCTGCTAGAGAAGCTGATATTATATTTATATCTTCTGCATCATTTCCATTAGTGATTGAGAAATCTTTAAATACTTTAAAGCTTCTTCTAGATATGTTTGATTTTTGAATTGTTTTTAACATAGTATAATTCCTCTATATAAATATATGGAAATAAAAAACCCCATTCACGATGGGGTTTGTTTATGTTTGAAATGCGTGCCTACGGTTTAAAAATCAAGTTTTACTTTGATTAATACTTCTTTATCAAATGATTTAGGGATTGGTTGTGATGTTTTAGCCACCGCAATCATTTCATTTGAATCACTAAATAATCCAATTGTTGTTATAAATGATTTAGGGTCTCTTTCAAAAGTTGATTCTGCAAATGAACCATCTGAACCAGTCGTGTAAGTTGGATTGTTAGAGAAGTTAAATTCTCTGTTTGTTGCTCTTACGAAGTAATGAGATGTAGAAACATTCTCTGTTCTTCTTGCTTGAAAATCTCCTCCACCTGCAATACCATTCCACAAGTGTTTGTGATTTTGTCCTTCAACTGTAATTGAATCCGAACCACTTAAATCACCACCGGTTGTTGTTAAGCCATATTGTTCAGATAATGCAGGGGGGTTAAGAACTATAATACCTTGGTCAGGATAGAATTTACCAAATCCTCTACCATTTGCATCATATCTTCCACCAATTGTTGCTTCTGCTTCTGTTCCTAAGTTTAATGAACCACTTACTACATCAAATACTCTACCAGCTTTTCCAACTGTATCTGAGAATTTCTTTCCACTATCATCAATCAATACTGCTTCTGATTTTGAACCACTAATCTTTAATGACCAGTTTCCAGCATCCATTTTTTCTTTATATCTTGCACGAGATAAATTTATAATGTAAACATCATCTGAAGCAAATGTTGCTCCTGATGAAGATGCAAATAAGAATTTATCATCTCCTTGGTCAAGAAGTAAGTTTTTATATTGAGCATAAGTTGCTTTAGTTGCTAATGTTGATGTATCATCATTATCTAATGATATTGAACCACTACCAAATTTGTGTCCATATGCTAACGCAAATTGTACTGAGGATAAGTCTGCAGTTTGATATACATCATAGTAATAGTTTTTACTTGCAGCTGATTGAGCAGATGATGTAAAGAATGTAGTTAAACTTCCTGTATCACCACTCCACAAACCAGTTGTAACTACTTCTACTTTACCAGTCACTTGGTCAAACTCACCAAATCTTTTGTAAATACCAGTAGATATCTGTCCACCAGATGCACCTAGTTTATCACCACCAGTTAAATACTGATTTATTATCTGTGATAATTGTTCAGAAGTTAGGTTACCTTGGTTCGCATCTAAGTAAGATGCTAACTCTGATGTTAAGTTTACTCCTGCTTGTCCTGTTATATTTGCCATTTTCTTTTTTCCTTTTTATTAACTTGGTTGTACATAAGTAACAGTCACAGGAACGGTTTGTGAACCACCGGTCTCGTTACCATATACTGTAATAGTTGTTTGAATCGTTGCAGTTATATTTGGATTTGGAATAAATGTAAATTCTAATCCAGTTTCAATTGCAGCAGTTGCAGTTATCTCATCACCCAAGAATGATGGAGTTGAACTTGCTCCAGCCGATAATCCACTTCCAACAATAGAACCTGCGTTTTTGTTAGAAAGAATAACAGTATATCCACTCTGTGTATTACCACTTGGTGAAGTAGTAGGGGAAAGTTGAACTTGACCTGAGTTCTGATTAACAGAGATAGATGGAATACCAAATTCTACTTTTGGAATTTTTGTTGTTCCTTTTGGTAATGTTACCAATTTATATTTTAATACTTGTGTTTCATCTGGAGATGCTTCCGTAATTGGAATTGCTTTAATTGCCGCATCATAAAACGCACTTCCCTTTGGATGTGCTGGTTCGTAAAGTGTGTAATCTACCTCATCATCACCTAATGCGAATTTTGAGATATTTAAACCTTCACCAGATGCTAACTTCTCTCTACCCTTTTTGGTCAAGATAGCATCTACTGTAATTTCTGTGTTATTTAAATAAGCCATAGTTTCTTTCCTTGTTGTTATTCAATATATAAATATAAGTATTTTATAAAATTAAATAATTATAATGTTTTTTCTTAATCTACTTCTAAAATTGGTTCTCCGCTTCCTCTACCTGCATCCGAAACTCTTAATGTATTTGGATTAGTAGTAAACGTTTGAACAGGTGAACCGCCATCTAAAGTAGTAGCACTTGTTTGTTTTGAACCATTGAAGAACGAATTCTCCATTCCACTTGTTAAATCACCAACGTTACTATAATGTGTTGGGAAATAACCGTTTAGTGCAGTAACCTCTACAATATCACCTGCAACAGATGAACTTGTTTCATTTCCATCAGAACCAGTAAATGGTAAAATATTTACTTTAAATCTGTGTTTTGTTGTTGAAACCAATTGTGTACCTAATGATGAATCGTTTGCATCAATATTTTCTGGTACATCTTGAGTAAACTGTTCTTTTAATAAATATACCTTAACTCTTTCTTTTACAAAATTATTGTTTTTATCTAATCTTGTTCTTACCGCAGTACCATTCACACCATACAATCCAAAACCAGCTTGTGTTAATGATTCTGGTCCCATTCCTATTTGTTGATATGCAGTTGAATCAAACTCACCTTGTGCTGAACCTGTAAACGATGCATCAACAGTAATACTTATACCTCCCATGTTAGAACCAGAGTTTGTTGTAATTTCTCCTGTTGTTACAACATTATCAGATTGAGTAATTATTGCTAGATAATCAGTTCTATCTCCACTTAAAATATGATTATCAGATGCAGTTACTATTGTTACATAATTATCCTTTGTACCTGCTAAGCTAATATCTGCAGAGGAAGATACAATACCCTCAATTCCTTTATTAGAAAAGTTAATTGTAATATCTTCTTGAGTATTTATTTTAGATTCATAATTGTGTTTACTTGCAACAGTTGGTTTTTGTTCAATCTTACTTCTTTCAAGAATATGAGGTTCTATTAATAAACCACTAGATACTTTAGCTCTCGCTGGTGTTAATGATTCTAATACATCAAATAATGATTTATCTATGTATCTAACTAATTGAATATACTCATTTATATTTAACGAATATCTATCAAAGTAATAGTTTCTTAGTGTTTTTAATTCACCATACTCAGGAGAAAAATCATCGGCAGGATTACCAATATAATTTCCTATATCGAATCCACCAAGTGATTTTAATATATCCATGTTGATTTCTTTGATTGGTGAGAAAAATAATCCTAACCTATTTGAATCAATCGGTGCATTATCAAATGATTTTTTAGTTGCTCTACTTTTGTAAGTTAAATCTGATATTATTGTTTGAGTTTCAAATCTAATTTTATTACCAACATTGAATCCACTTGCAGGTACATCAGCAGTTACATCTCTATCATATGGTATATAATTATATGGATAATCTGATATGTTTTCAAAGTTTGATGCAGTCGAAAAGGTTGCATATGAAGTTGTTAGTGCAACGTTTTTAATCTCTACATCAGTTCCTCTATTTTTTGGATATTCAAAATCATTTCTAAATATTAAATCAGTAGTTGAAGCAGATATATGATTACCATCTATTGCATCAGGTAATAAAGTATGATTATCAATTTTGTTTTCATCTAATGCAGTTCTCCATAATCTAATTTCATCAACCGAACCTGTTAGTGTTTGTCCTACATGGAATTCACTACCACTTGTCCACGCTTTAGTTGTTGTTGTTAATGAAGCACTTACTTGATTTCTTATTCTTCCTTGAACCGCTTCTTTTGCAAAAATTTCAAAGGTATCAGAAGTACTTCCACTAGCTCTATTTATAACTATCTGAGTATATTCATCATTGAATATAGGCATTGGATTTGTAGATGCAGATTCTGCTCCTACTGTAAGTTTTATTTGTCCTAGTGAACCTGTACTCGTGTTTATAATATCTACTGACCAGTTACTTGCAGATATTATTTGTTGGTCTTGTTTTTGGTCTGTATTTAATGTAAGTTCAACTGAGTTAGGATACTCATTAGAGAAACTACTATTATATTTTTTCCAAGGAATAGAAATGAAACTTCCACTAACTAAACTAATAGCCGCGGTTCTATCTTCAAATGAGAACTTAGTAGTTCCTTCTTTACTTGGGTCTTTTGGTCCTCCAAACTCCATCACAGTTAAAAGTGATTGTGGAATACCATATATACTCATAGCCGCATGAAGTGCTCTTTTTGTACCTTTATGTTTATTAAGATATGGTAAGTTATTTAGTATTCTTCTCCATATTTCAGATTGCCTATCTTTACCACTCATGTTAGATACAACTGTACCATCTGAATGTTTACCAAATGCATATTCCCAAAGAAGTTGAGATTTAACTCCCATATCAGCATCCCAACCAAGAGATTCTAACATATGATAAACTAAATCATTTACAATACCTACATCATATTTGTTTTCAGTTTTCTTAGATTTAGAAATACCTTCTATATGAGCCCATATATTATCAAAGTGTTGTCCAACCATATCAAAGAATAATGTAAACTCTTCTCCTTTGAAATCATCTTGTATATGTTGTGGTAAGTTATTTACAAATCTTGATTTATTATCATAATCATAAGTTCTTGCAGATGATTGTAAACCACTATACCAATCTGTTACTGTTGTATCACTTGATGCAGATAATGTAGTTTGACCCGCACCAGGATAAGTTAAATCATTAAGGGATGAACTCGTATATAAGAACTTCTCAAATGAATCAAATCCTTTTTTAACATCATTTATTTTAGTTACTGTTTTTTCTCTTTCGTTTTGAATTGCAACAGAACTTGTTGTTGCTGAACCAGAATCTAAACTAAGAATTTTATTTTCATAAGATTCTATCAATTGAACTTTATATAAAAAGTTTGCACTTCTTTCTTCTGCAGAAGAATATTTTACAAATCCTGCCCAATTGTAATCATGTGCTCCTGTATCTTGTTTTACTTTACCATTATCTGTTTCTACTACTGTTGTAGAACTTGTTACATATAATATATCAAGTTTAGATAAATCAAAATCACTTGAAGAAATAAATTGATTAACAACATCTGTTGAAGTTGTTGAACCACTTGCTATTAAATCATCAAGAATTTGATATCCTATATCATCACCAACATCCAAGTTAAAGTTTGGTGTCAATGGTGTACATTCTGCAGTTTCACCATCTATAAGTGTGATTGTATCAATTATAGGAATTGATTGTATTTTAGATATCCAAGTTTTGTGATTTAAATTTATATCTTGTGGTAATGGTTCATATAGTTTTAAAACCAATGCCTTTACTTCTTCTACCTTTTTATTTTCGTTTGTTTCTTCATCAAACTTAAATGTAGATAATGAATTTTTATCAATATCCCAAGTTGCAATTAGTTTATTATTACCACCACCTAAGTGTAAATAATGTGTAAGGAAAGGAGAAACATCTTCAAATATTTTTTTATCAAATTGTTTTCTAAAACTTTCTTTAATATCATTAATTACAATTTCTCTTCTTAATGTTAAATCTCCTTTATCAAAAGTAATATTTATTACTTCAATTTTACCTTCTGTTCTTTCGTTTCCTTCAATATTAAAAGGAACTAAGTTTAAAGAGAATTGTACTACATCTGAATTTTCTGTAATGTTTATTCCACTTGCTTTTAAAACATCCGATACTTTGAATTTAGCTTTACCATTTGGTTCAAACTGTCCTAAGAAATTAGACCTAGTATCCTTGGAATATTTTCCTGCATAAACGTAAACAAAATTAGTGTTTATAGATTGCCAACTTACATCAAATGGTACATCGAATCCTTTGAAATCTGCACCAACAATGTTTTGTGGATAGTTTATATGAGTAATATCTGGACCAGGTAGGTATTCTCTACTTACTACATTTACATTAATCCTTTTTATATCTCCACTACCTGCCTTAGAAGAATTTGGTTGTAAGTAAATTACATAGTTACCAACACCATTATAGAAATCATTTTTATTTAAAATGATAGTTCCATTTGGTTTTAATGTTCTAGATGTTTTTCCTAATGTATAAACAACTTCATCTGTATTTTGTGTATTATAAACAATTTTTGTATCTTCTTCAGATAATATATTAACTTTTAAATTATCTATTGAAACATTTAAAATAGGTTTATTTACTTCTTCTTTTGGTATCTTAACTGAATTAACTTCTACTTTAGTATTACCAGGTGATAATACTACTCTTGTTTCAAGAGTTTTAATTGTATTAATTGATTTAGTTGTTGGAGCTTGAATATCATAACTTACAGTATGAGTTAAATTACTTATGTTATTTGGTTTGAAATCAACATAACATTGTTCTTTGGAAAGATTAGGTTTCTTACTTAAAGTTATTAAACCTTCATCTTCTAAGAGTCCTTCTTCTCCCCAAGATGTAATATATTTAATATCACCATCAACCATATTAGATTCAATTTCTATTGAATATACTTTTGGTTTTGGTGGGTCTATTACAATTTCATCTTTCAGTTTAAAAGTTAAATCTACTGAAAATGCTTTATTTATAGTACCTGTTATATCATTAATTTGATTATTAACATTTATCTCTTTTCCATTTTTTTCAACTCTTAATTGATAATATGAGAACCCAACTCTACCAACTGTAAGAGGTCTTGGTGGAATTGGTAATGGTTGTCTTTTTTGAAATCCTAAATAAACTTGTGTTCCAAATCCCCTTCTTTCAATATTAAATGTTTCATCTATTGGTCTTGGTTCAAACACTTCGAGTGGAAGTATTGGTTTAACATTTTTTATAATGTTTTGTTTTACTGTATATATTTTGTACTTATCAGTTGATTTTGCCTTACCTTTTTGTACTTCAATTATTCTAGGTGTAAGTAATTCTTTTCCACCAAAAATCATTGGTTTATTAGTTAATGTTTTTGTATCTTTTCCATCAACAATAACAGTTCCTCCAATAGGAGTTGATTTAATATTAACTTGAATCGTATTACTTGTAGCTTCATATGTAAGTTCTTCAATTAATGGTTCTTTAATTAATGGTTTTTGCTCTACTGCAGGAGATGATAACTCTATATTAGTAGTCATATTTCCATTATTATCTAAAAATCCTGTTTGTTTAGTATTTGGTCCAACTTGAGCAACTCGTTCACCACTACTTGTAGTAGTTACAGGACCTATCGCTTGACCAGAATTAATTAGTGCATTATCACTAGGAGTTCCTCCACTTACAATTACTGCGCCATTATTTTTAATGACACTATCTGTATATGCCCTATCAGTAGATAGTCCTCTTAGTTTTTTATATAAAGATTTATCATCCATTAGTGCTATTATCTATAATTAGTTGAATCAATTATTATTGTATCTGATGTTACATTACCAAATGAATCATTACCAAAAACTACTACCTCTTCAAAGTTAGGTATCTCATCAAAAGTATCTACAATATCTGGTGGTGGTGTTATTCCATCTGTACAATTACCTATTTTTGTAACCGATATACCTGGAAATCCAATTATACTACCATCTTGTGCACATATAGTTGTTTCTTCACCGGCTGATATGTAACTTGTTTTTTGTGATGCTCCACTTGCATCTTTGTATGTTAATGATATAGGACTTGCTTGGTTATTTCTAAACGGTTTATAATCAAGATTAATATCATTAAATCCAATTGCATCAATTCCATTAGCTCGTGTATTTCTTAACCTATATAATGAACTTGTATTTGTTAATTTTAATTTTGGATATTCTCTAACATCTCCTTTGAACTTTACAGAACCTACGATGTGTGTACAACTAAACGAATCATACATTACTCCATTTTTTTGTTCAGCTTTACCATCTGATGTTCTGTATTTTATAGTACCTACATCAGAATGGATGTAGTAATTTTTAGTTTCTGTATTTGGTTTAAATGTACAACTACCATCATCTACTGTTGCATTAGGATTGTAGTTTAATGCGTTAGGGTCTGTACAACCTTGTATTTCCACATCAATATCTGGATACATACAACTACCATCATCTACTGTTGCATACTTATTGTAATTCAATGAGTTAGGGTCTGTACATCCTTGTACTTCTGCAGAATCTGGTTCTGTTGATTCATAAACTGTATTAGAAGTACTTGATTTTAAAATTTGTTTTACCTTATCTAATGTTATTTGTTCTTCTTTAGTTAAAACACTTTTTGTTTTAATATCTCTTTTTGGTAAATAAAAATCAATACATCTTATTAATGATTCAAAAGATGCGTTTTCTATATCTGAAATACTTAACTCTACGCAATCATAATCTGGTCCAATTGGTTTTCCATATCTATTATCATTGATATCCCAAATTCTTTTTTGGGAATAATATTGCATTGATTCTATAAACTTTGTTTTAACTCTTTGTAAGAGTAATTCAAAACTATCTAATTTAAATTCTTTTAAAATTAATTTAGCATATCTTATACCATCTTCTTCTTTACCTTTTACTAAAAAGAAATCTTCTAATACTTTTTGTAAATTAATATTTTCAATAAAAACATTTACATAATATATTGTATCATCTCTAAAGTTTTTCTCATCCGTAAACATAGAGTATCTTCTTTCTAAATCTTTATTTTTACCCTTTGCTCTGTTTGGTAATAATCTAATTTCTGTTCTTGATGGTGAAATCTCATGTACCCATAAGTTGTTACCTTCTATGTTTTCAATACCTGTTCTTCTGTTTAGTAGAGTTACTTGAGTTCTGAATATTCCATTCGCATATCCAGCTTCTATTATTAGTTTTTCTAAATCAACAATAAACTCAATTGTATCGTTTTTCTTTTTTGTTTTATTATTTTTTGAAATTATAAAATAATCATTAACATTATCATCATCAATAAAGATGTATCTAACTAACTCACCAGAATCTCCTTGTGGTAATTGATTGTTAGCCGAATCATACAAAATGAATTCAATCATATCAGCACAACCTAGACCAAAGTTAGATTTAGATATTTCTTTTTCAAATATCGCCCTATCTTCGGAGTCTACCTTGTATCCTTTTCTATCTACGATTTCTTTAAAATATTGTTCAGCCATTATTAATTACCTTTTCCTCCAGTTTTCAATTTTCTATAAAATCTTGCTTTCATGTTAAATGATGTATTATCTATTGTTAGAGTAATATCATCATCAAATGTTTTTCTTCGTCCTTTTGGAGAATTTACGTTTCTTATTTTACTTGCATCTAAAATAACTTTACCTGGTGTACTACCACTTCTTGCTGGTATTGTTCCTGATTCAGGTGAAAGTTTAAACCATGGCTGTCCATGTCCACCAGAACCTGCACTTATACTAAAAGAATATGATACTTCGTTTTCTTCATTAAAGTTATATAACTCAAGTGTTGTTCCATTATGCCAACCACTACTTTTTCTATTTGACCTAAAGTAGAATGTATATCCATCATCTAATTCTCCTTGATTATCTATTTGGTCTTCTGGTATCTTCCAAGCATAATCTCCTTTTTGTTCAAATGAATTTGTAGGACCACTTAAACTTGCAAGTATTGCCGCATTTTCTTGTTGTGCCTCTTCTTGTTCCTCTATTCTATCTTTTAATTTTATTTGTTCAAGTAAACTTATTTTTTGTGCTTGTAAACCTCTTACCTGTGCAGTAAGTGAAACTCTTTCAACTGCTTCCTTTGTACCTTTTATAATAGAGTTTTGAAAATCTGCTAATAATGCCCCATATCTATCACTTAGGATTGTATTTTGATTATCTGCAACTGCCTTCTGTTGTAAACTAGCATCTAGTTGTTGTTGTAATGATAGATTTCTAGATTCCAATCCACTAATTTGTGATAGTGCATTATTTAATCTTTCTCTTAAATCTTCTATTTCATCTGTACTTAGATTAAATCTGTTATTAAGTTTATCAAATAATTCCTGCTTTACATACTTACCTTTTTTAAGTTTTTCTTTTCTAATTAACTCATCTACCCTTACATCAATTGCCTTTTGTAATTCTTCTTCGTTATACTTTGGTTTTTCAATGTATCCTGATGTTTCTCCATCAAAAGATGTTTGTTCTTGTACGAAGGGTTCTTCTACTTCATTTAAATCAGATTTAAATCTTGGAGATATTTGTTTTCCTTTTATTGGCATAGAACCAAACGGTTCTTCCTTTTTCTTTTTTGGCTTTGTTTCTTTTTTATTAATCTTAGACACAAGAATATTACCATTAGAATCTCTTCTAATTGCCTTTGAACCCTTTTCTACAAGTTCGTTTATTCTAAATCTATCTGATAATGCCATTTTATAATTCCACAGTAAACGTTAAATCTCTATCTTCAAAATATTCAATTACACCATCTCTATCTACTTTTATTTCAATATAATAATCTCTATTGATTTCCCAATTTGTTAAATTCAATTTGAAATAATTACCAGTTGCATCACAACTAACTTTTGTGTAATCACTAAATGGAACTATTACTTCATCTGTTATTATATCTTTGATTTGATAATATGTTGTTGATGGCAAATAATATACATCTGTATAAGAGTATTGATTGGTGTAAGTTTTAAGAGGATATTTTTCTCTTCCAAAAACTCTGATTTGAGGTTTACTTCCTCTCTTATATCTAGTTTTTAGTCTTTTGAATGTTATATGAATATCATCCGATGTAAGTTCAGTTAGAGAACCTGTATTAAAAACAGAATCATCCCAACCTATTCTTACTTTTGGTTGATAGATAGTATTTGTTTCTTTACTAAAGAATTTTAATTGTCCGTAATCTACGGTATCGTTTTCTAATGATGAATCGTGTTTTATTATGAATCCTTCATTTCCAAGCGTACCACTAATCCAACTATTAAAAGGTACTGTTACATCCATTTCAATATCAGCAGTTTCATAACTATATGATTGAGATGCAAATGAACCAGTGTACCACATTCCTCCCTTACCATTATATGAACCAGAACTTTCTAATGAAGCAGAACCCACTAACCAATTAGTTGAAGTTTTTCTTGTGTTCCAAGTTACTCCCTCAGTTGATATTTTATCAAATCTAGTACCAATACCCATATCCCACGATTGTGAAACAGGATATGCATAGATTGTATATTCACTTGGTATTTCGTTTGTATCACATTGTCTAATAATCATTGTTGCCAAACTCATTGTAACTTCTCCACTATCGATAGATTGTGAAAGTGGTGTTGTCTCAAATTTGATTAATGAACGAGCAGTATCTTTAAGGTTGCCATAGTAAACTTTAGATACCTCTAGTATCTCATCAAAACCAGTATTTTGTTTTGGTTGTTGTAAATATATACTAGCATCCTTTGATGCGGTTACGAAATAAAACATTATACTACTCTCCCTCTTATATCTTTGTTAGGAAACTTTACTTCAAATACAGAAGGGTCTAAAGATGGATAAACCATTTTACCTTTAGTTGCTTCTTGTATGTTGTATGAATTAGAAGAATAGTTTCCTAAACATTTGTTAATGATTTCACATTTTGGTACTGATTGTACTCCTTCTACACCAGCTATTAATAATTCAATTTCAGAAATGTTTATTGGCATATTAAATGTCCAATTATCTGTATTAAAATAGTTTTTAAGTTCTGAAGTTACTCTTGTTAATACTTGTCTTTTATTATATCCACCATATACTCGTATCTCAAAATCAACTCCAACGTTTATAATAAATCCATTTATAATATTAACACCATCTGTAAGTAATCGGTATTCACTTAAATATGTTTTTAAGTTTTCTTTTACTGCTCTGTTTAATGTAGTTAAGTTTTTATTTGAATCATATCCAAGTATATATAAATTAATTGCAAATGGATTGTTCTTTTCACTAACCGAACTTTTCTTATTTGCAAGAAACTTAGTTACTTCATCTTTAACTTGTTGTTCTGTTAAATCTTTATCTCTTAAACTTTGAACTAAACCTGTAAATTCTTCTAAAGAATCTTTATTTGATAAAATAGAAGCTGGTGAATTTAAATCTAACTCACCATCTGGTGCACAATATGCTTTTGCTATACCACCATACTTTGGAGGTAGAGATAATGCTCTAACTTGATAATCTTTTCTTGTTACCGCTCTGTTTTGTGAACCAAAGTTTGCAAGTGCATTTTCTCTAATCTCTTCAATCGTATCTGCACCTTTTCCACCAGTTGCTGGCTCTTCGTTATCACACGCTACTGAATTTTGAACTTCTCTATAAGATGATAACTCAGATGTTGTGAAAAATGATGTGTCTTCATCAAACTCTACTCTATCTATTCTAGTAATAGTTCCTGATGGAACATTTGCAGTAACACCACCACCTACTAAATAACTTACTGTTAGTGTTGTGTTAGATGGTGCTTGTCCATATGATTTTGTTTTTAAGAAATTAGATGGGTCAAATGATGCACCCAATCTATCTATTGAGTTGTTTAATCCCAATCCTACATTTTTAAAATTAGGAATTAGTGTTTCATCATTGGTTTGATTTCCTCCACCAAATACAATAGTTGTTGTGTTATCTTCATTTACTCTTGTAGTAAATCTTCTTGAAGTTTTAATTACTTTAAGAACATTAGGAACTGAATCTTTAAATTGTAATAAATCTTCATCAGTTTGTTCTGATGTTGCATAATCAACGTAAACCATTTCTTGTGCAAGATAAGGAACTTTGTACCACTTGTTTCCATTTGAATCTCTTACATCGTAAATATCAATTATGTTATCTTCTCCTAAATCTATCTTTGAAAACTGTTGTGATGTTCCAAACTCTATTTCAACTATTCTTAATTCAGCTGATATTGCATTTACAAATTTCTTTACAAGATATTTTGTTGGTTGATTTAAACCATCAGTTTCATATACTGTTATTTCTCTATCATCCTCTACGTTAAAATCTACTAACTCAGTAGTTCTGAATGATGGTCCTTCAGTACTTTCTACTATCATTCCTTCTTTAATTCTTAAGTAGTATTTTGAATCGGGTCTTATGTCCTCTCCACTACCAATTTTTGGTACTAATTGATAAACTGCTAATTTAGTAATTGCAGGTGAAGTTACTTTTGGTTTATATCCTAAGTATTCTGATAATGCTAATACGTTTTTCTTATCTTCCGCATATAACAACATTGATTCTTTTAATGAATCATCTACATAATAAGATAAAACATCCCCAACATAAGATGCCATCTCAATAAACATCATACCAGGAGAAGATTCATTAAAATCAGTATATGTTTTTGGAAAATATGTTTTTGCATACTCAATTAGATTTTCTCTAAATTGACCGAAATCTTTATTAAGATATTTTATATCTCTACCTTGATTACTCTTCCTTGTTACACTATTTAATGCCATATCTTATTTATCCCCTAACTGTAAATGTTATTTCTTGTAAATCTATTTGATTACCTACTGTAAACGATACTGATACATCTGCTCTGTTATTATCTTTCATCTCATCCGTCATTTTTACATCAATTTCATCTATGTTAATATATGGTAACCAAAACTTAACACTACTTGTAATTACCTTTTGTATGTTTTCAGCCAATAAATCGGTATTCTGTTCAAATAATAATGATTTTAAACCAGTACCAAAATTTGGTTGTAATATTCTTTCACCTTTTGAAGTTAATAACAAATTCTTTAAATTTGATTTTGCTTGTTCAAATGATGAAAATGCTTGTGCAAACATTCCTGTTTCACCTCGTTGTACAGGTAAAGTAATACCATATGCAAAGTCGTTAAACTCTTCAGTATCTTTTACTACTTTTTTATCAAGAATATATGCCACAATTTACTCCCTATCTTTTAAACTTTTTTACAAGTTCTGAATTATCTCTATTTAAAATTCTATCTAAACCAGGTAATCCTGTTTGTACACCTAATCCAGTTTTATTTGGTTGTTGTCTTACTTCACCATATCCCATCTTCTGTGCCATCTGAGCTTTCATACCGTCAATACCTGCACCTGCTCCTTGAGATGTAAAACTAACTGTTTTATCCATACTCTCATTTACAGGTTGTTGAAATTTATCTAATACAGATGTTCCACCACCGGGTGTTGTACTTCTTTGTGCTTTTGTAAATGGTTTTGTATTATTCAAAACTTCATTTATAATAGCATTCTTAGTGAATTGTTTTTTGGGTGCTTGTCTTTGTTCCTCAAGTGCAAGTTCTGCTTGTTCAAATGGGTCTACTTCATTTATTAATTCTGCAACTTGCGTAGAGGGAACGCTGACTACACCTCCCTTCACCTCTGCTAATCTTTTATTTACTTCTTCTGCCAATATCTTTGGAAAAGTTTTCGATAAAAATCGTTCTTGTTGTTTGGCAGTTTCTACCTCAACAAGAGTCTTTATTACTTTTATTAATTGTTTGTTGTTCATTTTGAATTCTGTTTATCTTAATATAAATATATGTTCTTTAATTTTATGGTTATGGAACTGAATATCCTGTAAATGGTAGTATTGATGGGTTTTTAGAAACAGGAACACCGGGATATAATGATTCTAAAATATAAGTTCCTGCAATCGTTGTAAGATGAACTTGCATTGATGGTATTAATAAATCTAAAAAAACCTCCGAATCATCAAGTGGTGGAGTTGGACCTATGGGTTTCCATACACCAGAATTACTTATTGGTGCAGTTGTTGTTGAAATATTTAGAAACGCAGGTGGTGTAGTAGCTAATGGTGGAATTGAGTTTGATAATTCTGCACCTACCCAATATCCTTTTACAACTGCCTCTCCAATATCATCTATAAATGAGTGATTCCCTTCTTTTATATTTAGAGCCTTTAGACACGCTAATTTTAAAAGAGTTTCCATTAAATCAGTATTACCCACTTGTAAAGGTACGTTGCCAAATAAAGCAGGTTGTTGGAATCCTCTTTTGATACAAGTATCATATTCAGTAGTTAGTTTTTTTGCAAAATCATCATAAGATTCTACTTCATTAGATACATTTACAGATTCACCATTGACAATAGTTTCTCTTTGCATATATCTTAACATATTTTGTTTGAATATCTTGAAAGACATATATTACTCCGTATAGTTAAGAGTTGATAAAAATGTTTCTAACTTAGATTTTATTTTATTAAAATCACCCCTATTGTTTGGTCCTGATGCAGTTGGTCCAGCTGGTGTTGAAAATACTTGTGCATTTATTGCATCAATTAAATCACTCATTAAATCAACCAAAACTTGTCCTCTTACTAAAGGTTCTGTTGTTTCTTCTGTATTAAGGTATATTTCACCTGCACCCGCTAGTATTTTTACATCATTATCATTAGTAGTAACTAATACATCCCCATTGAAATCCATTTCAGCACCATCAAATCCATTATCTATTGTAAGTTTACCATCTGATATAAATGAATAATTTCCTTTCGAATAAAATAACATTTCAGAGTCTTTTGATGATAATACAATTCTACCACTATTAATTAAAACTTGGTCTGTTCCTTTTAGTTCAGGTTCTTCTGCATATATTGGTTCTGTTTCTAGTGGAGTATCAACTGTACCTGGTGTAAAGTTTATTAATTTATCTGGACTACTTAAAGCAATCGTTGAACCATCATCAATAAAGTTTTCCTCAACAATATCTCCAATCTTTAAATCATTTAGAGATTTACTTCCTTGTCTATTTCGTATTACGATGCTAGGAGCGAATGAGTTATCCGCATTATTATATCCACTAAAACGAATCGATTGACCAAATCTACTTTGTATTACCTTATCACCCTCGTATAATTTTAAATGATTTATTTTTTGTGATGAAAAGTATTCTCCTAAGGTCGGATTATCAGTTGAACTTTTATTTTCTTTTCGTGTAGTTCCTGTTTGAGAAGTTTGTTTATAATCTTTACTATTACCAACCCCACCTTCATCTTCATTAAAGTATTTTGATTGTGCATTTACTTTAGCATTACCACTATTTAAATTTGCTGAAATAAGCCTTCTATAATATACACTACCTGTATCGGATTCTATAAGTTCTACTATTTCTCCTTTAATTGGTAAATCTAAAAAAGAATAATCAAGTGGTTGATAATATATTAAAGATTCTGTTTTTGTAGATATATCATTTAGTTTTCTTATTTTAGCAGAACCAATCATACTGAAGTTTTTATCTGTTTGTTCTTCTCCAGCATCTATTATAGGGGTTATTGCCTCAGAATTTTCATCTAAGATTATATCCATAACCAAACCAAGTCCAATGTTTTTATTCTGACTTACTCTGTTTCGGTTTATTGATTGTGCAAGTAATCTTCTACTCATCGGTATCTACCTTTTGTTTTAATTCTTCAACTTCATTAGTTAAATCATCAATTTTTTCTTTTTCATTTGTTATTTCAATTGCAGTATCTTCTAGTTGTTGAAGTAATTGTTCTTTTTCTTGGTCACTAAGGAATCCTGTATCACCATCTACTTTTTCTTTTGATGCAACCATTCTTTGTGCAATTGCAGCCATCTTAAGAAGTGATTCATCATTACGAACTGAGGTATCTACCAAATCTTTTATGATTGGTCCAATTACCGCCATATCACCAGAATGTCTGATTACTTTTTTCATTTCAGCGATTAGTTCTGAAATCTTTTGTTTCTTATTTTGTTGGTTATCGTAGATGTTTTTAAACAACCCACTTAGATTCTTACCAGGAAATAATTCAAAATTTGTACTCATGATTATACCATATTAGTTGTATATAAATATAGTAAACGAAAAAACCTCACTTTTTAGGGTGAGGTTTAATCTTTAACGCGTTCATAGAATTACTTCTAATCCTTACTTCTTAATAATGTGGTAAAGAACAAAAGCACCTACAAGTCCTAACAGACCCTCAGCACTCAAACTTCCTAAAATCGCCATAATATTATCAACTACTGATACTTCTGGCCAAAATGGGATGTCTGCACCTTTGAATAGTACTTCAAATACTACTCCTAAAGCGATGATACTTATACCAATTTTTGTTAATTCATCAGCCCATGTGCCGATTTTTTTCAAAAATTCCATATTTTCTCCTTTTGTTTTAATTAAATGTTAATAACTGTTCCATCTTGGGC